GAACAATGTCAGCGACCCCCCGAAAGACTAGCCGAGTGTCGGGCAGGTAGAACCCGCCCATCGGTTTCGCTAACGGGCAACGTGCTTCCATTGCCCGACGATTAGTATTCATGCCATAGGCCATATAAAGCATCATGTTTACACCGACACCCATTCACTGTCGCCAAGTTCCCGAACGGTTTCACCATTGGTTAGGAATTGAGTTCCGTTCTTTTGGAACACGCGACAATCAGAGCCGCTGAGTTCTAACAGGCCGTTGATACGATCCCGCGTTGTGACGGTAGGCCAACCAGCGAGAGTAAACCAAGTTTTAGACTTGCCCCGCTCCGCGATCAAGTTTCCGTGCAGCCATACGCTATAGCCGTCCGTGTGGGTCCGCTGTGCCGAAGCCTTCTCACCTCTTAAGAAAGCGGACATGATTTTCTGTGTTTCTTGTCTCATGTGTCTGTCCTTTCATTTACTAGACAAACAACATGTATCCCACATTATCCCACATGTCAACAATTAAAATAATAAAGTTGAAATAAAAAAACCCCCGCTGTTGCAGTGCGAAACCTAGCCGAGCGGGGGTAGTTGAGTAAAGAGGAGTAATGCAGCGCCAAGATGCCTGACCCCAGCCTGTTTGTCAAACGCGAACAATTGTTCGGGTTGTGATTGCTGGGGGTCAAGGTCTGTCAACGGTTGACCCCCAGCGCTACCCGGAACCCGGAGTGTACCCGGCATGTTCCCCGGAAACCCGATCCCGAACAATTGTGCGGGTTCCTCGACCCGGCCCGATCTCGGCCCGATTGCAGGCAACCGGGGGGCAAAAGAGTTAACATAATACTTGTTCGTGAGAGGGGGGCTACAGAACCCGAACAAGTCTTCGGGTATCCCGACCACCGAACAGCCCGACTTGGCCCTCTGCGGGCCTTCAGATCGCCCCGACGGTGGGTCTGCGGCCCTACCCGCCAAGCCCAGCGCCGATCAGTGCGGCTTTTCGCTAATTTCTGTTAAGTGTTCGGGTTCTACTGGGTCAGGTGTTACATCGATCATTCGGCTTTTAGCCCGATCCATGATGACTTGCAGCTTTTTAGTGATTTCGTCTTTATCCATGCTGTCTATTTTTTCGTGCGTTACGTGGCTGCGGTTGACCATAAGGCCAGTTACTTTGAGGCGCAGTTCTTCTGCTTTGATTGCTGCGCTATAGTTACCTGCGGCCCATGCTTCATCGCGGAGCATTTGCATATCCCGAACGGATTTGGTTATGTTGACTCCATACTTTGATTCTAGTTCGACGCGCATTTCTTCTAGTCGTTCCCGAACGTGTGGTGTGTTGAGTAGCTGCACGGCTTGCACATTTGGATGATTGTATCCTGCTGCTCTGGCTGCTGCTGTTTGTGTCATGTCTTTGTGCAGGAAGTTATTTAGGAACGTTTGCTGCTGCGGTTTGAGTGATGGCCCGTTTGGATTTTTTTCCCCGACTTTTGGCATGTTGCGAATCCCTGCTGTAGTGTCCCCGATCAATAGCACATTATCCCACAAGTGCGCAAGTACTGATCACGGTATTGGCTGCATTAGATTAACATCAAGGGGGGGTAGTATATATACCCCCCTGTAAAGGGGGTAACGTGCTTACCGTAAAATAACGCATTGATTTTATTCAACAATCTACGGTAAAACGGGTTTTTACCGTGCTTACCGTAAATCCTTAACTCATTGATATTGTTTAACATTCTACGTTACGTTAAGCACGGTAAAATTTAACGTAAATTTTTTTACCGTAAATTATCCAATGAAATCAATGGGGCGCTTTTTCGTGAAAATGGCTATTATTTTATTTACATTTGCTATTGACACTGGGACTTTCTGGGATTAGGTATGGTGTTATCTTTTATAGCAAAAGGAAAATGACAAATGAAACCACAAGAGTTTATTGCGAATTACCACGGCGATCTAAAGTATCAGTTCGACCAAGACGGCCTTGAGTACGTCAACTGCAACTCATGTGCCACGCCGTATTTTGAAACTGAAACCGAGTTCAGACGGTATATGTCGCAACTAGAAGCAACCATTAAACTGATGGGAGAAACCCAATGAAGCAACAAGAGATATTTGACGCAGCTTCGGTTCATTTGATGGGCATGGATGGCCCGTCATTGGATGAACACAATGACGCTTGCGTGTACCGTGGGTATGGCGAGGATTGCGAGCTAAACGGTCAAAAGTGTGCTGTTGGCTTGTTCATAGATGACGAGCATTACAGCCCTGATTTAGAGGGTCAGGGTATAAGCGGTGGACAGGCTGTTGCTGACGCTGTTGCGGCGTCGTGGGGTCAAGATGACTTAACTGTCGAACAGATACGTTTGTTGGCTGATTTACAGAACGCGCATGATTATACGTCTAGGGGTATTTCGGAAAATGATTGGTCTGATAACATTGTTGCCGCTTTAGACGGTGTAGCCACCAAGTTCCACCTACGCTTTGATCCGAAGGGGGCCAGCGCATGAGCGATTGCACATATAAACTGCGTGTCATTGAAATTATCGTTCACAAATGGGGCAAAGATGGTCAAGGCGAACATGTTTGCAATAAGGGCGGTTTTACCATTGGTTCTTTTGACACCATTGCAAAGGCCAAGGCTGAATTAGCTGATTTCTTTGGCTATGAGCCAGATTATGAGGTTTATGAGGGCGAGGATTATGTTTGCGGCGGTATCATTGAGAACGAGGACGCCTACGCCGACCCAAACGGTCAATTTATAGCTGATTACGTTGTTACACTGGACAAGGTTTGCGCCGTGTCGAATTGGGGGGCCAGCGCGTGAGGTATATTATTCGGGACAATAGCCGAGGCTATGGTGTTTTTGATGAAAGGTACGCCACGCGAAAAGAGGCCGAGGCTGATTTGTGGCGTCATTTTTTAAACAAAGGCGGTGATTTGGTAATTGAGCAGGAAGGGGAAAGCGCATGATACGTTTAACAGACATTGCGGGACGCAAGACGCTTGCGGTTACGTTGGGAGAGCGGACAGGTCAGGACATTCATTACAGCGAAGTTTGTGCTGATGATAAGTATGTTTATCGCCACAACTCTGATTATCCTGACGAAGTTGAGCTTTATGAGATTCCGCTTCCTATGTGCGCAGAGGTTTATGACGATGTTGCATATGACAAGTCACCGTTTGTAGACCCGAACAATTTCAGTCGTGATTCACAGCGCGGCGTTCGTGGGTTTTCCCGTGAAGTATGATTTGAAGGACATGGCGTGGTCGGTAGTTGTACTGCTGACCATTGCAGCAATCACGTTCGTCATTTTGGGGATGTAAGATGGGAACGATAAGAAAACTAGATCAACGAAAAGACAAATACAACAACCGAACGCAAGAAGAAGACAAGGGTAACAGAAAGGCCCGTCGAGCGGCAATAGCAAAAAACCGTAAAACAATTACGGTGAACAAACACATTAAGTTAGATTTTAGAAAGGATGCTAACGATGGAGTACAAGATTAATTCTGGGGTTCCGATCCCTGACGTTGTTTCGGGTAAGAAGAGGGGCAGGGGCAAGTGGCAAGTTTTGCTTTCGTCCATGTCTGAGGGCGATTGCGTTGATATACCTAGCGGGTCGTATAACAGTATTTACGTTGCTGCGTCCCGATTGGGCATTACTTTAATGAGCAGACGCGAGGCTGATGGTTTAGCTGACGGATTTGTTCGCATTTGGCGTGTGTCAGATGGATGATACTGTTCACATTCCTTACATTGTTGATCGTTTGGACGAGATTATTGATCTTTATGAAGCTGAGGATGATTCGTTAAGCGCGGTTGAGGAACTGCGCCGTGAGTTGATTTTCAACATGGGGGTTAATTCGTTGGCCCGACATAAAGATCAAGATCAGAAGATATTGGACGGGTCGTATGTTCCACCTGTCATTAAGCTGCGGGGTGTTCCAAATGATGATTGATTGCCCTGAGTGTTCACATTCTGACCGTAAGGGTGAGGTAGAACACGAACAATTTGAGATGACTTCATACGGTGTTTATGAACCGTTTGGGGTTTGGAAGACTTGCGAGAACTGTTCTGGTTCTGGCGAGATTGAAGCCGATTAAAAGGATGAATGTAATGGCTGATAAGAAGAAAAGAAACCTTACGTCTACGAAACGCGCTATGCTGCGCTGGACGGGTAAAGAGATTGACCAGTTGCTTGAGTACAAGGCAACGGGATTTAAGCACAGCGAGATTGGTGAGCTTATGGGTCGATCTACAAAGTCGATCAATGTTAAAATGTCCAAGATACGTCTTGGCGTTGAGGCGGCGAATAATCCTGTTGATGATTTAACGCCATTCCAGAAAAATCTGGACGAAACGTTATTTGGGGGAGTTTCCCCCGATGACAAGCCTAAGAAGCCCCGTAAGCCCCGCGCGACGAAGCTATCACTGTCCCCGAAGCCTTTGGTTACGGATACGTTTAACGTGCCTAAGAAGCCCGTTTATGCGGCTGTTGTGTTGGTTTTGGTGATTGTTGCTTGGTACTTGGGCAGCATGTCGTAAGTACAAAGTTGGGGGCGGCAATGACATGATTTGATCCAGCGAGGTTAAATCAAACCGCCCCCACATTTCGTTTATCATTCATAGCAAACAGGAACAACATATCATGACAAAATACGTTGAGATACATTTGATGGTAGAGGAAAGAACTCTGCGTGACATAAAGCAGATGTGCAATTTTAAGCGCATGGGTGGTCGTGAGGATATGTGTTCCGAGGCTTGGGTGAAGGTTATCACGGCGATGCAAGATCAGAAGAACGCCGCTGATATTTGTTTGAAAGAATACAAGGAAGAGGACAGTTAAAATGCCGAAGTTTAATAATATAGAAGAAAAGCAGAAATTTTTCCGCAATGCCATAAAGAAACTTGATACAGGTTTGCCAAAGGAAGCCAGCCCAGACTTGATAAAGTTTTTTGTGCTTCATGTGATAACGGCTTATGACCATGATGATTGTTGGGATGATATTAAAGGGTTTGTTGACTTTGCTTTAAAAGAGAAGAGTCAATTTGATTCAGCTAGACAGGCGGTAGAAGATGCTGATAATATGTTGGATGCAATAACAAACAGCAAAGACAAATGATGCAACCAGAAGATTTAGAAAGAATTGCGGCGGGACTTCTTAATGAAGTACCCGCTAATTTTTCGACTGCTGACTTACGCGATTTAATAGTCGAACTTTTGTTCGGGTTAGGCGTGAGTCCATCAGATTTGCCGATGTTTTGTTTGTTGCTGATTGATAAATATGTGGCGGATAATAAGATAGAAGAGTCCCGACAAAGAAAAACCCCGCCCGATTATGGGCAGGGCTTGTGACTTTCAGCATGTTGCGTGGGATTATCTATAGCGACTTCCCATTCGCGGCAATGGTTTAGACGGGTTTCTATCGGGCCATTCGTACACGGCTTCACCGTGCAGCGGCCTTGATTCTAGGTGTCCTTCTTTCACAAGGTCACGTAGTAATTCTTGCGCTACATCGTCTTTGACACGCATTTTTCTGGCGAGGTCTTTGATTGTCCAAGCGTCCCTAGTTTTAATTGTGTCGAAGGCTATAGCCATGAGGTCTACTTTGGCCCCGTAGTTACGCCCGACGATAGCTTGCGTTGGTTGTGCTATTAGCTGATGACGTAGGTTTTCGATTCTCGCTAGTTCTATATATGTTGGATTTAATCCATTCATATTTTTTTCCCCCATGATCTTAGATCACTAACATATCGTTCTAGTTCTGTACGCGCTACCCATAGATCGTTTTGTGCGTTGGGTAGTGGGCTTTTTTTGAAGGTTTCGTCTTGCAGTCTATCGACTCTGCCGCGCAGGAACTTTAGTTCTGATTCCTGCGCGGGTGTTAGGCCCGTTTCTAGTCCCACATTGCGTCCCCTTCTAGGACGATTGCAGGCCCGACTAGCCTGCGCCCAGCGATCATGCTGGCTTGAATATTAACGGGAAGATCGTGCATTAGACCCTCTTCGTTAATGATAAGTTGCATTTTTTCTGGGTTCATTAGTGGAACCATTTCCACCAGACCCCCGACAATCGCTTGCGCTTCTTCTAGCGTAGGCCGCTTGTCTTTAAAGAAGTGTAACATTTTTTCTGCCATTTTGTATCCTTTGCTATTACGGCGTTATTTCCCAATTTGGGTAATTACGGCGTTATTTCCCAAAACGGATTAAAATACGCATTTAAATCCGTTCCCAAGGATTAGCATATCATGGCATACAGGTCAAAGGTTTTCTCGCGCTGTTCTGGCTTCATATTCGCCACGGCTTAACGGCCCACCTGTAACGCCCAACCACTTAGATGCGCCCGATTGTGTTAGCCTGTAGGTATCAACGCGCCCTGCCTCTTGCAGTGCTGTTATGGTGTTTTTCACTGTAGACTCTCCGAAAGGTTTCAACGCTATTACGCATGGTTCACCTGAAGAACTTGTTTCGATTGCTTCATGCGCCCCGTCATTAGCGCCGCCTTTTGTGACTGCATTTCCGTCAGCTTCCATCATAGCTAAGAAGTCGAACATGTGTTGGAGTCTGTTTCTAACCGCGTCTGACAGCGCCAAGTTGCGTATATCTTCTGATCTATCTTCTAGCAAACCTGTGTTCGGGTTTCGGATAAAGTGTCTTATGTCCCGATTAGCTGGCCCGTTGGCTTTGACTACAGCGCCATCGAACACGGTATTACGCGCATAATCCACGTTGAGGTCTTTACATCGCTGTCTGCCTAGCCTTTCTTCTACGTTCCACACGGTAAATGCGCAGCGGACGCCATCAACGATAGCGGACGTACCCCGAATAAGATTACGCGCTTGTTCTGGTGTTGTGACGGGATCGTTGTCTTTTATTTTAGCCATGTGGTGATTGACCATGACTGTAGCGCCTGTTTCAGTTGAGATTTGCGCAAGCATACCCATGAATGCGGCTCCTGCGGCTGGATCAGCGTTTACATCTGCGTGAACGAATGACGCCATTGGGTCGATTACCAGCAGTGCAAGGTTTTGCATTTCTAGGATTTGATCGTATATGCGTCCAAATTCTTCGCCCATAATGTAGCTGTTGTCGATCTTTTGCATGATTGGAAACACACCGCCAAGGTTAGGTAACGGCAGGATTTTTAAATTGTTCGGGTATTCGCGGCGCTTACCCATAGGGTCCATGCGTTCAATCCGCCTGTGCATTTCGTCTTTATCGTCTTCTGCGGATAGAATGATTGCATCCCCGAATGTGGATACCATGCCCCCGAAAGCTGATTGCATGGGTTCGCCCGATGCGACTTTCATTGCGAGGTCGAGAGTCATCATGCCTTTACCGCTATCGCCAGCGGCGGCGAATATAGTTGGGACGCCTAGTGGTATTGTGCCGTTGATTAGATACTCTTGTTCGGGTGCGCGACCTACAAAGTAAGTCCCGATGTTTAGGCTATCGTCCAGCAGATGTATTGGCTTTTTGATTTTGCTTTGGCTACTGCGGATAAACCTGTGAATGTCAAATTGTTCGTCTAGTGCGTCTGCGGCATCCCACTTTTCGGGCTTTCCGAATGGCGCACGTAGCATGAGAGTTGATTTGGCCCCCGCTTCTTTGGCGAGGCGTTCTACGAGTGCAGCCAAGTCCCGACCTGCTTTATCGTTGTCGGGCCAAAGGATTACGTCTTTGCCCTCAAGTGGTGAGAAATCAAACTTATGGGCGACACGTTCCGATAGCATGCCTGCGCCCCCGATAGTGCAGGTAGCTGCAAAGCCCATGCTGGTTAGTGCATCAGCGCATTTCTCGCCTTCCGCCCATACAACGGTATTAAATGCCAAAATGTTCGGGATGTTATATAGGGGTCTTGGCTCTGGCAGGCCCATGCGCCCGTTCATAAACTGGCGAAATTGTTTTTTAACTTCGCCGTCTTCGCTTTCTTCCACGTATTTACGGACTGTAACAAGCACAACGCCGTCAGCGTCAGTGTATGTATATTCCGCATCGTATGGCGTATCTAAATTGTAGACCTTTTTTGCGCCTACTTGTTCGGGTTGTTGCAGCGGAATTGGTTCCGGGCTTGGTATGTTGGCAAGTTCGGGTTTGATTGGGTTTTCTGGCGCTGGCTCTTGTGTCGTTCCGAGGAACGATTGATAGTGCGCGGCGACTTCTCTGCTAGTCCAGCCCCGACCTTCCATGAGGATTTTGGTTATACCCCCGATGCCATCACCTGTGGCCCAATCCTGACCGCGCATGAAGTTGGGGCCATGAATATCTATGTTGATTTGCAGCGAACTACCTGCTTCGCCTTGGAACGACCCGATCATAAATGTAGTTCCGTGACGCACACCATTTGGGTATGTATCGAACAAATCTTGAAGCTGTGTTGTGCGTGGCACAAGGTTGGAAATTTTATCTGTAAGCTGGCTAGTTGTGTTGCCAAAGCGGAGTATTGTCATTATGTTGTCCTTATCACTCATCCTGATACAAAATGTGGGGTGTTCCGATCAGCCTTGGAATGCCCCACTATTGTAATTATTCCCTCCAGCACGAATCCTGATACTCACAGAACTTGCAAAGAAAGAAATCTTTGCTTTGTGCGATGCGTGGTAGAATGTCATTTGCTTTTGCAGCCGTCAAGATATTTACTGCCCTATCGCTGGCTTCTTGCGCAAGCCCTTGATTGAAAGGGATTATTTCATAGTATATCTCGCTGGTGTTTTTATTGACTACGGTGAACAAACAAGGTGTTTCTGTTAACTCCATGTATGCTTGGTACAGTGCCACTTGGGTAGCATACACTGGATTTGCCTTAGCAACGCCGTGCTTTTCAAACGCTTTGAACTTATTGTCATTAGCTGATTTGC